ACCTTGGCCTGTTTCATCAAGGTCACAGCAACAGATTCTGCTGCGCTGTCCGCAAAACCGCGTTTTTGAAAAAATCCCTTCATCATATAGAATGTGCCAGCATTCAATTCAAATGGCTGTTCGTAATAATTATCAAACGCTCTTATTGTAGAATCTTGCCGAGAGGGAGTGGGAGGTAAATTGTTATATGTTGCCATTATTTTTTAGTTGTAAGTTTTACAGGATTTCCAGTATCGGCTGCTGTAGTATTTGATCTTCCTGAATAGATACAAAGTCCGGAATTTGAATTATTGGGTTTTGCTCCAGTTGAATTCTGAATAGTCCCCATACTTGTATTCTTGCCGTTGGCTTTTTGTAGGTCTGACTGTTTAGCCACAGGAGTACCATTTTTAAATTTACTGGTTAATTTATCCGCGCCATTATTCTTGGCCTTGGCTTTTTGTAATTGGCTAACACTAGGAGAATTTACTCCTACTGGTTGTTTCTCCGGCAGCCGTACTTCTCGAGACTCTCCAGGGTTAGGGCCAAACACATCTACTTTTCCACTTGGTGTAGATTTTTTACTTCCCCCTACTGAAATAGGACTCGGTGTATTATCATAATATTTGGCAGCAAAACCTAACGGTTCGTCTTCTTTAACTATTTTTCCTTGAAAATATAAAACATCTTCGTAGACAACTGTCATTTTATTTTTTAATATATTATTTCCTGGATCTTGATCTAACGTGGCGTGATCCCAAGAAGATATTTTAGGATTTATTAAACTCATCCGAGTGAAGTTTTGTTGATGTAATACATATATGTCTATAGCATTAAAAAATCTCTTAATAGGATAACTGTCTAAACCGTATGAATAATCAACGGTTCCGTACTTGGTATCTGCAAAAGATTTTATCCCGCCGCGGTCATCGCCATAATTACTATCAGCAACATGATATTTGTAATAATTTTTCCATAACCCGTTGGTTATTTCACTATTGTCGTCGTGGAATTCGATGTTAACCGGATCGTAAGTTAATCCAGTAGCTACTTGTGTTTTACGATTATATTGATTTACAGTTTCTGTCTTGATCTTGAATTTAGGAAGATCAATTTTATTGACTAATAATCCTAAATCTCTTCTGGAATCTTTCCACACATTATCCAATACTGCTTCAGGATTTATATCAAATGATACAAAATATAAAAATCCCAGTTTAGGCGCTCTAGCGTAGTTATTATTGACATAAAGGCCAGTGGCATGGCTATAACTTCTAAAAATAGTATTGCCACTACTGCTTAACCAATTTGTGAAAGAGTCGCTCATATGATTATTTATGCCAACAAAAAAGCCCAGGATAAACTGGGCTTTTTTGAGTGTTCTATCAGATATTAGGTACCAACTGATAGTGCTCCTAATGTACGTCCTACTGGCTGTCCGACACCTCGTACAGCACCTTCACCGTTGAGTTGTATTGCATTATCGTAACAGATTGTTAAGTCGATACTCATAGCATCTGTTGCCTTGCTATAATCACCGCCTGCATAAGTCACATTCTTTAGCCAGCAACCTTGTACTTCAAATGATTCAAGTACGTTGGCTTGATATGCTCCATTACCACCGTCAAGTAATTCAATAATGGTCCTAAATTTGTAATCCAATCCAGAAGCTGCACTAGCCTGTTCGAAGAAATCAAACTGCTTCTGCATTTGCTGTCCTACTTTAAATGTTACAGCGTTGGTAACATCGTCTCTTACAGTTAATTTAATATCGTCAAAACTTGGTTTGCCGGCTAATTTTACTGTACTGTTATAAACACTTAATTTGATTTCTTCAAATTTTGGTTTTGGACGATCAACGCTCATAACCTGTTTGGTTAGTTCTGTTGATGGTTCTCCACCTACTCCAAAGTTAAACAGCGTTACGCGAAAGCGATACGCCAACTTTGGCATCAACAAACCTTGGCTAGAATTGCTTTGGTCTGTTACCAGTGGAACTGTGAATCTTGATAAACTTGCGATTGGCATTTAATGCTCCTTATTCTTTATTTGGTACCCTTGGATAATGATCCAAAATTTCCAGCCTTGATAGAACCGGTATTCAACAATCTTAGTGGAATGTAGATAAATTCTACTGCCTTGGTAGGCTCAATAGCGATATCTAAATAAAGTTCAGATCTGTCAATTCTTGCTGGAGTATTATTGCTAGTGTCGCAAACTACGATGAAATCGTACAATGCTCTTTGACCTACTAGTTCTAACAACAAGTTCTCAGCAGCTGATTTAATTTCTTTTCTAGTTTGAGCATCGTTTGGTTCAAACAAATATGGTTTGGCCAAGATTCCTAACTGTCTACGTAGATAAGATACTAATCGACTTACATTGATACGGTCTTGACTACTAGCAGTACTGGTTCTAGTATATTGACCCATGTTAACTACACCGACTCCCGGGAGTGTAGCAATAGCATTGATTCTCACTGTGGGTTCAGACAATATATTTCTTAAACCTTCATATAATGATACAGTTTTAAATTCGCCTTCACCTGTGATATAACCCACTGATGTAGCGTTATCTACGTTACCACGACGTGTTCCTGCTGGAGCAAACCATAGATAACTCTTGTTATCACTATTAATAAATGTTCTCAACATCATATGGCTTGGAGGAACAACAATCTTATTACCTCTGTTGTCATTTGTGTAACCACTTGGATAGAACATGGCTAGATGTGTATCAAATGTAACTGCTCCTTGCTCATTATTGTCTTCGGCTTTTACAGCATTACTACCGTATGAGTGTAGCATGGTTCCGGTTGGCTCTAGACGGAATGGTGTATCTCCGATAATAAAAGCAGTTTGTCCGATATCTGTATTAAACGCAACCATTGGTGCGATTGCTTCTGGATATCCAGGGCAAGCGATTAGATTGAAATTCAATGTGTCAGTATCACGGATAGTTTGGTTTGTGCCAATCATGGCGTCTAATGCTTTGACTACAACAATACGTTGAGCTTTACGGCCAAAGTTACCAGAACCATCTACGTTATTTGGACTTGCTGTTACCCAACGATCGCTTACATCGCCGGCTAAAGATCCACCTGTGCGGATGTTTACTCCATTGTTGGCATTGACATTGATATATCCGGAATTGTATTTCTTAACATTGTTTCCGCTACGGCGTGTATTGAATAAACGTGTGCCTTTTGGATACAATAGTGGATCAAGACAATCTGGATCAACATAATCGCTCATTAACAAATCCATGATGCTGCTGGCTACTAGAGTTGTTCCTGTTGTGGCCCAACGTGCGTCATGGAATACCCATCCATTAGGGCTGGTTTGATCGGTTACATCTTGTAGTGCCCAGTTGGTTCCGTCAAATACATAGATATTTTTACCGTACATGTCAGGATCAGATGTATCAATCCAAATATCACCAATTGTTAGACTTGATATTCCATCGCTCTGCTTCAATGGCATAGTAGCACCAATGATCGGACCTGTGTCGTTAGAACCGCCAAATTGATTTTTGTATCCAACCCACTGTGTGCCGTCGTTGTACATGATATCAGCGGTAAGTTCAGAATCAAACCATAGTGTTCCGTCAACTGGAGTAGTCACTGGCGCTGTTGGAAGTGATTCATATGTTAACGGTTTAAAGTTAGACGCTATCATGGTGTAATCTGTGTCACCCGCTGGAGCGGTTGTCAAATGCGGTGTTGTACCAGGAACAAATCCCATGGTATATAGTGGAGTACCACTTACATCGGCCATTTCAAAATCACCACCTAGTTTATGTGTGATAGACAGTTGATTGCTATTTTCATTCCAGCTTGCTTTCATGTGCAGAAACTGAGGATCTGAATTGATAGCGGTAGCAATTTGTAAACCTAGCTTGATCGACGAGGAAGCAGAAATATTGACTGTGATATCACCTCCAAATGCTCCGTTGGCCATACTTTCTCTGATAAGAATTTGGCTAGAAGAATTTAGTGTACCTGAATATATGGACGAAACAGCAGTTGGCGCATTACTGTAACGAATCCATGCTTGGAAATTAGCAACTGCGTGACCGCTGTCGACGCCAAGATCGTAATCTGTGGCAATAACCACAGTACCCAATGGAATATTTGCTCCGCCGTTTACAGGATCAAGTGCTCCAATAGCATCCCATGTACTTGGGAATAGGTAAGTAGGTGCTGATGTCCAAGTCTGTGTACTGCTCTTCCAGTATTTTACAGCCCAGTTTGCTCCGTATCCAGGAGTGGTTGTTTTGATCCAAACACTTCCAGTAGGCCATGTAGCAGTATCTGGATACTGATAGTGTGGAGAAATTGCTAGCTTTTTACCTGTGTTGAAGGTATTTGCTACAGCAACCCAACCTGTTCCAGTTTTGTAAAATAGTCTATTGGTGTTATACGTGTTGACTATCATGGCATAATCGCCAACTGTTCCAACCGATGAGCTTGGATTATATCCTGATAGATATTGATCGGAATTGCTATCATCAATGATGATCGGAGTTTTAACACTGAATTTCTGTGCTGCCGCATCCCATTCGTTGATTCCGAATCGTGTATTAGATGTGTCAATCCAATATGTTCCTGAAGTAGGAGGACCACTTTTTGGACTAGCGGATGGTGCTAGAGCGTTTAAGTCAACATCAGCTCTTACAATATAAGCCTTGCTGCTGACGCCAAGAGCACTGTAGGCTGCTTGTAATCCGTATTCGTTAATTTCGCTACCGTGTACAGGATTGCCTTCGGCATCTGTTTCAAAATATGGAGTACCAAATGTATCGGTTAAATCACGTTGGCTAGTGATTACCCAAACTTTACCAGCATTGGCTGCTGTTGTACCCTGCGCTATTCCTGTTCCGGAAGAATTCTTGTTGTCTTGGCCTGTTGCCACAAAAATCATTGGAACTGTTCCCGCAGCCGGAGGTGTGTAAAAACTTTCGTCGATTACAGTAACCTGTATGCCCGGGGATTGTAGTGTTGTTGCCATCTTTAAACTCCTTAATGGATTGCTTCATTTTATTTAGCATATACAATAAAAAAATATGGGTAAATACTTGTCAAAAGGGCAGCAAAAAGGGGCAGGTAATGAGGAATTTATGTAAAAAGTGCAGAGAAAGACCTGTAGCTATAAACTATCGAAAAGAAAATAAGATATTTTATAGATCTATATGTGATCATTGTGCCCGCAATAAAAAAGACGGAAGACCTTTATGGGCCAAGGCGGGCTATAAGAAAAAATCAACGTGTGATAAGTGTGGACATACCAGTAAGTATGTTGAACAATTTAATGTTTACCATATTGATGGCGATCTCACCAATTGTAGATTTTCAAACTTGAAAACTGTATGTGCCAACTGCCAACGAGTGTTACACAAAGAAGGAGTTAAATGGCGTCAGGGAGATTTAACTCCAGATTTTTAAACTAAGTCCAATACTATTTTAGTACTCAATGATAATTCGCCAGACGGCACCACCAACGATTCAATTTGCTCATACAGTTGATCGATTGTAGAATCATTATAGACTGTGTGATCAATTTTTCCACCTACCCAAGAATACTCGCTGGCATGTATTTTTAATTTATCCAACTTACCTTTGCTTAACGCCCAGTTAGCATTTCCATTAGGGCCGCGATTGTATGCCTGGGCATCGGAAAACCATTTGGGGTCATTACCACGTTTAATTCGAACTACTAGACCACTGGCATTATGAATAGCATCAATTTCGTTAGGAAATCTTACATCGCTAATGACAATGTTGTCGCCGGTTTTACGTATTTTATTTTCTAGGCTGGCAATCCATATGTCATTATGAAAAGATTTACGACAAACATCAGTACCCCAGTATTGTAGAATCCATCGTGGAGTGATGTCCATGCCCAACCGGTTACTCCACCATTCGTCGCGCTGTTCTCGCCACTCTCGTGCTTCTTTAGTTCGACCTTCTAGTAGTGTTCTATCCCACCCAAACACACAGGCCACAGCATCTTTTAGTGTATTGGCAAAACTATCTCTTCTAAACTCATGCGTATTAACCAAATAATCTGCGGCAGTGTCTTTGCCTGCGCCAATTAACCCCACAAAACCAATAATCATAGAATCCCCAAGTGATACTATAATTTATTACATTTAAATGACTATGTCAATTATTTGATTACCGTTATCCAGTAATCCAGGTAAGAGGTGTTGAGCCTTCTTTGTAGTTGATTAGATCTAGTTCGAGTGTTTCCATCTCTGCTTTGCCTTCGGTCTTTAAAGCAGTTCCATTTAATGTTGTACTACCCTGTGGACTAGCGATACTACCAAACTTTTCGCGGGCTTCACCCAAGATTACTTTACAGTTGGCCAAGGCATAATCTTTTAACCACTGTCCAGCATAAGGATCCGATAATAAACTAAAGTCCGGACGATAATTATACATCCATACCAATAGTTCTTCTGGCCCCCGGGGACGTTGCATTATAGTCAGTAATTTACTAGTCTTATTAAAGGTAAAGTTAATATCAGTACCAAAC